TTTTTCTCATTATTTCTGTCATTCTCAAAATCATATAGACTTTGGTCAATCATTTCTAATATACTATTTTTCATAAATAAAATGCATCTAGTTTATTATCAGTAAAATAATCAGATAAATTTTTTATTGATTTATCTTTTAAATGATATGATGCAATTATTAAGTCGTTTAAGTCATTTAAACCACTAGGATATATATTCCTTTCATTTTTATCTAGGTTTTGTAAAAATTTATCCCACTTAATATCTAATTTAGTTTCTTTTAAAAATTTATCCCAAACAAATATCTTCTTACCTCTTTTTAATTTCTGCATCATCTTCTTTTTACCAGTTGCATCATTATCAAACATATATTTAATAGTAGGAATTTCATCAAACTCAGTAGTATCTCTACCTGCAGTTGCCAATCCAATACTATTTTGAATAAACATTGCATCAATAGGACCTTCAAACATAGTAGTTTCTCTCTGTAAATCGACTAACAATACTCCAAATAATGTTGAAATCTTTTTAAGGCTTATTAATTCTTCTTCTGTTGCTTCTAAAGATTGTCCAGTTTCACCATATATTTTTTCAATATCATATGTTAAATATCTAGAATTTTGTCTTTTGTTTAATGAACGAGTTTGAAATCCTATAACTTTATCTTGTGGTGCTAAATTTAATACAACTAATCTACGATCTTTAGGTGAATACATGAAATATTCTAACTTATGAGATAACATACGATTTCTTAAATAAAAGAATCCTGGATCTCCTGGTTCAATATCTTTAAAACCAAACCATTGTTTAAGTTGTGTTTTGGTAGGTGCTAAATCAAATATCTTTTTAAAAATACCTAATTCTAAAACTTCTGTTTCTTGTGTTTCAATTTTTTGTTGTTGAATATAATCAATAACTGTAATAGAATCTTCTCTGTTTTGGAAGTTTAGGTTATAATCCTTTAATAATTGATATACATTTGAATGAACACTACAATTATAGCAGTGATATTGGAGAGTATCCCAATAAAGGTTACCTCTCTTCTTATGAACATCTGTTGTTGAATCACCGCAATAAGGGCATGCCAGAGCCAAACGGCCCGGCATTTCCTTAATCATCCTTTTACTAGGATCAGTATGTTGGTCAATTACAACTTGCTTTACCAATCCTCTAATTTTGGATTTTAATTGTTCATCTATTTTAAATGTCGAGGTCATCTAAGAAAGAATCTAAATCATCAGAACTATCTACATTTGTACTTCCAGACTCAGTTACTACTGCTTCAGGTGTAGCTTTAGGAGCTGCTTTCTTTGGAGCTGGTTTACTAGCCTTTGGAGCAGTATTAATAACATTATCTATTGAATCTCCTGGATTTAAATATTGTCTTAAAATACCATTTACAAATGTTCTAGTATCGTTATCCCATGCTTTATATTCATATGGTTCTAAACTTGGAGCTGCATCTAATTCAGCTTTGATTGATACCATTGCTTCTTTAGAACGTTCTACAGGTTCTCCATCAATCATAATTGCACTTTGAGATGCTGAGAATTTTGATTTATCATAGTTATTGTATTCACCTTGTCTTGTAATAATCAATTCAAAGTTTTTACCTGCGAATAAGTCAAATACTTGTGTTGGTTCTCCAAACGTTGGTTTTAATTCTTCATCAATTTTTTCTTTGATTTTGTAACCAAATTTGTAGATCATATATTTACCCTCATAATCTGGGTTTTGAGGATCTTTAATCACTTTAATTAGTGCATAATATTGTTCACGTCTTTTAAGTTTTTCGCTCATCTTACGGTCTACTGCCGAATCTGAATTACGTAACTTAAAGAAAACATCTGCGATTGGACATTTGTCTCCTGCAGTTGATGGTGAATCAATCAATTTACCATTACCGCTAGCATCTGTTAGCCAGTGTACATATTTTCTAATAAGTGATTGTCTTGGATTTGCTGGATTTGGAACAAAACGAATCAGAGCTTTATAAGTTCCGTCTTTTCCTTGGTCTGCACTAGGCTTATACATTGTGTCGTTGCTAGTTGTTGGTCTGTCATGGGTTTCGATGTCTTCTACACCCAAATTAAAAATGTCAAATTCTGCCATTGCTTTAAATACTTTAATTTTCGTTAATTTACTTTTAATTGTTTAATTGTTGATAGTTTAACTTTCGGTACCTTTAATAAACTTTCATGTGTGTTATATGTAGAAACATTTTATTGTTTCAAAAAAACACAAATTATATATCTTATTAAAAAATTGCAAAAAAAAAATGAATAAAATTGAAACAAAAATCCATAGCGTGAATATAAGTTATGTCTTTAAGTCTGAAAGCAGAGTATGCATTAAAGATGTAAGCCTTAATTAATAGATTTAACTAAGTGATTTAAGAAATAAGCATCTACAAGATCATCAAATGGCTTAGGAATTCTTTTAGTCTCTCCAATCTCATTCTTACAGAAATTAAAAAATGGTGATGCATCTAATGCAGGGTCTTCTAATATATTAACTAAGAACTTTTCCCATAGTTGTAATTTATTCATATTACCCTTTCCTGCATGTTTCTTAATTGTAGAAGGTGCTATAGTCTCAATTGTATTTGGATTAAACTCTTCAATAATCTTCATTTTAAGTATTGCTGCTCCTGCAGCCATGTCTATAATATTATTAGTTCCTTGTTTAGAACCAAAACTAGTTCCTTCAAAGGCAAATATATAATCAGTAGATCCTTTACTAGTTTCTTTAATTTTATTAATAATATCAGAAGAAGTTTTTATATAACGATTTATCTTAGCTAGTTCAGCAGAAGAATATTCTAAGTTATTCTTAAAATCAGGCTGTTCAATAAATATAACATCACTTAATTTAGAAATATCTTCTTGGAGTGCTTGTTCCTTCTTAGTTCCAGATTTTGGTTTTAAATAAGAAAAGAAAGTATATTTGTTATTGTGATAAATACAGATTCCAGGTGAATTTAATGAAAAGTCAATTGTAACGTATGTCATTATTATAGTTTTTTACCAATTGCAGCTCCTAAAGCAGCTCCAACCAATCGGCTAGTTAACATATCATAAAAAATACCCTTTTCTATACCTAAGACTTTAGCTATAGTTTTACCAACAGTTTTACCTAAAGCAAATCCAGTTAAACCTCCAAAAATAGATCCTAGTAAACCTTCATTAGTCATTTCTTCATTTAACTTATTAATATCATAAGTACCATCTTCTAATAGGTATTCTTTAGTAAATTCTTCTAAAGCTATATCCACACGTTCCTCTAATTCAGCGGTCCATTCAGACTGTAAAGCTTCGTTTAAAGTTTCTATTTCATAATTATTAGTTTCCGCTAAGTATTCTAAAAATGTTTTCATAATGTATATATCTTAATCTATTTCTAACTTCAAATTAAATTTATTATAATAAAAGTTAAGTGTGAATGTATTGAATTCTGCAATATTTGAGCTCATGTTTAAGTCTAATTCAGTAATAGAATTCATAATAGGTTTTTCAAAAACAGCACTCATTACATGAATTCCCTCAGCATCTAATATTTGTAATTTTAAATCATTCATGAAAGGCTCACGCTTTTCTCTAGAATAATAATACAATAACGTATCCTGCAGTATCCAATAATTAATATAACCATCTAATAATTGCATTTCAACTTGAAATTGTCTTTCAATAGTATTTTGAATCGGTTGAGCACCTCTATGATATGTTATAGTTCCGTCATTTGGGGCTTGTTCAATAGGATCAAAATTTATTCCAGGAATTGAAATACCTTGAATTGAGTAGTTAATAAAATCAATAGGCTCTGTCATTAAATTACCAGGCATACGATTTAAATATACTCGATACTTGTCAGCTACCTCCTTTGGAATAAATGTCCTAGGAAACTTAAAGTTAAATAAATTATTTCTGCTATTTAGTATCATTATATAATGTTTACTTTACCGTAATATAAAAGAGATTCAGTTTCTCCATTCTTTAAATTAATATAGAATTTATCTTCAACTAAATTAGTATCTGCTTGATCAAATCTAATAGCCACTGCTTTTGGTATTTTAAAGAATACTTCACCGTTACCTAAATCAATATCTGGGAATGTTGGATTATGGCTAATTTGCTGTTCTATATTACCACTCTTAATAATTAAAATAATATCATCTGCATTTACTAAACTAATAGATTGTAATGCATCTCCTTTTGG